AGTAATACCAGCAAGGTAGTTTACCGTAATGCTACCGTCTGAAACTGCTGGTGCAACCTTTACAGTATCTCCAATGGCTCCTGCAAACATGACAACTGTGCGGTCTGGAATTGCAACTGACCCAGAGTTGTTTTTTACACGCATGAGGTGTTCTTGACCAATTTGTAGGGTAACATGATCGTCAAGCATGAACTGTAAGGTTTCATTTGCCTGATCCCAAACTAATTGTCCTGGTGTCGTAGATCCACCAGCATAAGTAGTGTCAAAAGTAATTGAGTCTATTGCGGCTAGTGAGGAAGACCATTCAGTATCATGATCCGTATTAGATGCTTTAATTAGTACCTGATCAGTTAGACCTCCTGGTGGGGACTCTGCACCTGTTGGACCTACTGGACCTGTATCACCAGTTATGCCCTGCGGTCCTGTGGGACCTGTTGGGCCTACGTAACCGCTACCTCTGGTTTCTACCCACTGAGTTGATGTACCATCATCTACCCATGTATATTCAAAACTTGTTGCAGAGTCAATCCATCTATCACCAATACCTGGGCTTGCTGGAGGGGTTTCTCCGTAGTAGTAGAGACTTCCAAGAGGACCCTCTGCACCAGTTGGTCCAGTAGGACCTGTGGGACCAGTTTCACCAATGTATCCTTGAATACCCTGTTCACCTTGAGGACCAGTTGGTCCAGTGGCACCAGTCAATCCGATTGGTCCAGTAGCACCCATAGGTCCAGTTGGTCCAGTGGCACCAGTTGGTCCTTGCAAACCATCATATACCGTGTGCTTAATAATGTAGTTTAATACTAAGTATGGCTGCAGTGCAGAAACTGGGGTAACGGTAGCAGAACCATAACTACCAGATGAACCAATAAATGCTGGAACATCAATTGTATGTGCGTGAGCTGAACCAGATGTGGAAGAATATCTACCGTAAGCCTTGTTTGGATCTTCGGAACTGTAGCCTCCAGCATCTGCTGCCAAACCATAGTCTTGAGAGTTTGACGATCCAGATGTTGACATATTTCCATCATCATATGCTGCACCAGAGATCCAGTGTTTGTGTGTTCCTGCAGATGCTGTATCAAAAGATCCGTGATCGTGATGAATTGTGTGTGAGTGCTCGGGAATGTGTGAAGATGTAAGACTTGTTGATTTTACACCACCAGTTTCTCCAAGAGCGTCAAACTCTGTTTGAGAACCATCTTTAGAAACAATTGTCTTACCCTTAAGGTTAGGTAAGTTAAAGGTTGTAGACCCATCACCAGTACCGTATGTAGTTCCAATTACTGCAAATAGATCTGAATAAGTTTCTCTTGATACCGCCGCACCATCACAAAGAAGCCATCCTTCTGGAATAGTGTTTGATGGCCATGGCTGAATAGAACCTGCTGGCATTGCTGCAACACCACTGGTTGCACCTCCACCAGAAGAATAAAAGGCTAGTTCATTCCAAGGAGTTACTCCATCACCAATCTTAAACTTTCCTGCATTTTCGCCTGCGGTAACATATCCAAATTCGGAGGCTTGTAAAACGGGGTTGACTGTAGTCCATTGATCATCTGTACCTCTACGGTGCAAGATAACTGACATCTACATAGTCCTCCATTAAAATGCTAACTATTTAAAATAGTTTAAGTAATTTAATTATACACTATGGGCAAAAAGAATACCCCCACTTGTTCAGCAGGGGTACTCAGTTTAGAAAGACTAGTCCTTCTTTGTTGAAATGTTAGCAATAGCTAGTGAAGCAAATGCTGGGCCAACAGCAGTGTAAGAACCTGTAGCAAACAGGAACCACTCAGGAGCTACCGCTCCAATTGCTGTAAGACCACCCATGAATCCCACAATGGCAATGCCTGCGAGACCATAGATTGCCCAAACTACCTTACGAGTTTGTGCGTGTGTAATAATTGCACCGAGGTCTGCTGGCTTAATTCCTGCTGCTAGCTGTTGCTGCTTAGCAATCCATTCATCTGCTGTAAGACTTGGCACTGGTGATGCTGATGTTGTTGACATGACGTCCTCCTTATGTTCGATATTTTCAGGTTTAACTGAAGGCTTTGTTACTGTAATTTCTTTTTCTTTTTCTGTTTCAATGGTAACAACCACTTCCTCTTTAGCAGGAGGTGTCACTGGTGCAGGGTCTACTGGAGCAGGCTCTACAGGTGTTGGTGCTGGTGCGTAAACTGTTACATCGTTTAGATCATGAGTACCCTGGTCAGTAAAGGCACCAGAGTAGAACCAGTTTCCTGAGATACCCTGGAACCAAACATCGTTACCATTACCATAAGGATCTTCAGCGTGAATAAAGTTCACAAAGTTTCCTACGGTACCTGCTTCTAGGTGTGGCTCAAGAATCTCTGCAGAAACAGATGGAGCTGCTCTTCTGTTTGCACCGTTTTCTCCTGCTACACGTTGATTACCAGCTAGGGCTGCTGCAGGTGGTGCAGGTGGAGTAAGGTGTGATTGATTCTGTGGACGAAGGAATCCGTCAACGTTAGCCATTGTACGATCGTGACGAGAGACAAACTCTCCATACACATTCTGCTCCATAGTTCCAAAAGTAGAACCATCCCAAGCACGTACAACAACACCGATGTGCCCAAACTGACAGTTATAAATTTCGCAGGAAGCAATAAAAATGTCTCCTACCTGTGGGTTTGAATCAATGCGATCAAAGCCATGGTTTGCAGCAACGTTACCGTTAGTCCACCATTGAAGTGCTGAACCTACTGCTACGAATCCACCACCCATCACACCTTCGTTGTAAAGGTTTGCAAGAGCAACACATTCAGATGCTCCGTGGTTAAAAACCTGTTCCCCATTGGGAATGTTTAAAAAATCTTGCCAACTCATTCGTGGGCAGTCGTAAATAGTCATATCTCTCCTAAGATCTTTTATTAGATCATTATCAATTATACACTAATAAAATTATCTATATCCGTAGACCTTAAAGCTTCCGCTAGTCATGGTTCCACCCTGCAAAGAGTAAATTTGAAAATCTGAATATGAGCCAGCATTTCCGTTTATAGAACCAAGCCAAAGCATGAAGCCACTGTCAACTGATTGAGATAGAAATCTTTTTGTAGCAGATTGACTTGGGTTAACTATATCCATCCAGCCTGAGGTTCCGTTACCACCATTTGACCTAGACAGCATAGCTGCTGAAGATCCAGATGCGAATGTTTGCACCACTGTTGGACCAGAGATCACGCCAACTCTTCCATAGGTATATCCAGAACCGAGGTTGATCAACTGAAGCATAAGGTCCATTCCAGAGCTTGTTGTTTCTACCTCAAACATTAATCGGTAGTATTTGTATGAAGATGAAAAGCAGCCATTGATTCTGAGGTTTGTTACGCCTCCCGAAAAGTTAATCGTACCATCCGATGCTACAGATGCAGACCCAGAATTTACAGATATACTTGTAGGAATAATCGGAACGAGTCCAGCCTTATTTGTTGTTGCGTCTGCTGTCTCCAAACTACCGACACGAGTAGCAAGCTCTGAATCCCCTGGGGTATTTGCTGCAGAGTATTTAATGATGTAGTTTACAACTTGATAGGGTTGCAGGTTGGTGTGAGCTTGTCCACCACCAGTATTTTGGTTAGTAGCGGTAGTTGACTGGTTGGTGGCTGTTGTAGCATCTGTATTCTTTAAACCATAGTTACCCCAAACACCGTAATAGCTTCCATTTGGAACTGATAGACCACCAGTGATAATTACACCACCGTGGCTGTGAGCATCCTGCGTGTGAGTGTGAGCATTCTGAATGTGGGTGTGGCTGGGCATCTGTGCTTCAGTAAGAGTTACCGATTCGACACCACCAGTATTTCCAAGAGTGCTTAAAGTTCCTTCGGAATTTTTCCCAACAGGTACTCTACCTCTTAGATCTGGAAGATTAAATGTAGTTGTTCCGTTTCCAGAACCATAAGTAGTTCCAATAGCACTAAATAGTGATGCGTATGTTGATCTAGAAACTGCACTACCGTCACAAATTAGCCAGTTGGCTGGGGCAGTTGTAGAACCCCAAGCCATAATAACACCAGCAGGAATTCCATCAGATAAAGAGATGATGTCCCATACACCACTAGTACCATTGTAGACATAGCTGCCATAGACCTGGCCTGCAGTTGGGTTTGATGGAAAATTTAAAGCCATAAGTTAATTATACACGTTGACAAAATTATTTTGCATAAGCAAAAATCTTAATGGTACCTGCAAACGTTCCACCACCTGTACACCAGAATTGAAGTCCGTCAAAATTTGATGTTCCATTGAATTTTCCATCGCTGATAACTGTTGTTCCAGATCCACCCATATAAAATGCTCTATTGATAAAAGTGCAAGCGTTACCGTTATTGGGGTTCAAAACTTCAACTGTTGACTGCCACCATTCATTTGAAGGAACATATCCCACCTGCATTAGGTTTGCTCCAGACTGGTTAGTCCAAATTCCAACACCACCACCCTGACGATACATCCCACCCTCATAGTAAGCAGCAACAGAGTTTCCGCTACCATTTGTCGCACCACGCATACCTAAATAAGTTGCTGGTCCGCTATAACCAGAAATCTGAACCAAATATCTTTGATATGTTGAACTAAAGGCTCCTTGAAAAGTTATATAGTTTGTTCCACTAAATGTTACTAGACCACTAGAAGAAACTGTTCCAGAACCACTTGCAACATATACTGCAGAAGGAATAATAGGAATTAAGCCAACTCCAGTTGAAATTCCAGTTCCTCCTCTAGCTATATCTAAAGAGCCAGATGTGATGTCTGATGCAGGTATTCCTGATTGCGATGTTATAGCAGATGTGCCGTTCCCCTTTAGATACCCTCCAGAGGTTAATGATGTTGCTCCAGTACCACCATTTGCAACACCAACTGTTCCCAATGATAAATTTTGAGTTGAAGAGTTATACGAAATTGGTGAGGTGGCAGAAATTACACTCTGTGGCCCTGCACCATTAGTGGTAATACTGATCCATTGACTAGAAGTTCCATCATTGTAGTATAAGTATGTATAACCAGAAGATGTGTTAAACCAGATATCGCCAGGTAGCGGAGATGTCGGTGCAGTATCACCATTAGATACTGTAGGTACTGGCTTACTATTAACGGTAAGCGTTCCTAGTATATCTTTATTTGATATGCTTTTTGACATAAACTAATTATACCATTAGCCAAGAATTGTTACGCGGTAAGTATCTGCAGAAACTGTGGAAGCAGCATTCCAGGTAATGGTGATGTTTCCAGTTGTATCGTTAATACTGATGTCTGCATCTACAACTGCCCCCGAAACTTCCTTCATCTGAACAATCAATGCACCAGACGCAGACAAGCCATGTGTTGACTGAGCAATTGTCCAAGTTGCAATACCACCAGATGGTGTAATTGATGTGTTCTTTGCAGAATATTTTCCAACACTACCAGCGGCTCCAGCAACAGCATCGTCAACGTATTTCTTTGTTGCTGCATGAAGATCTACAGTTGGTGCACCAGAAAGTGTAAGTGCACCAGTCATGGTATCGCCAGATTTAGAAACCTTTGTTCCAATTGATGTGGTAACTGTTGTTGCAAAGTTTGCATCATCACCCAAAGCAGCTGCAAGTTCATTAAGTGTGTTTAGTGCAGTAGGTGCAGTATCTACAAGGTTTGAAATTGCTGTGTCTGTATAGCCATTTGCAGTTGTAATTGCAGAAGCTGCTGCACCTGCAGCATCGTAGTTTGAGGCTAGGCTATCTGCATATGCTTTTGCGTTATTTTCTGCAGTGGTTGCTGCCCCTGCAGCATCATAGTTTGAAGCTAGCCCATCTGCATAGTCTTCGGCATTGGATTGTGCAGTAGCAGCTGATCCTGCTGGATCATAAGCCGTCCAAGCAGATCCGTTGTACTGCTTAACAGCACCATCTACAGTATTAAAGTAAATCTGACCTACAACTGGGTTAGCTGGGTCTGATGACAGGTTTTGTAAAGCTACATTCTGTAGTTCGTTCTTTCCTAGATCGATACCTGTTAAAAATTTTCTTGCCATTTAGCAACAACTCCTAAGACAAATACGCTTTTCCAGACATTCCTGCCGAGAAACTCAGCGTAAGAGTATTTATATTATTATACCATATGTCAGCTTCTACAATGGTTCCTGCAGAGTCTGCAACGGTAACATTTGGATTGTATCCAAGATCATGATTTACAATCCAAGTGGTTGAAACTGATGTCTGGTTGTGTTCATAAACTCCACCAATGTCACCCTTTTCACCTTGGATACCCTGAGCACCTGTAGGGCCAGTTGGACCTTGAGTACCAGTGCTTCCAGTTGGTCCTGTAGGACCCTGAGCACCTTGGATACCCTGAGAACCAGTAGGTCCGGTCGCTCCTCTTGGTCCTGTTGGTCCTTGTGGACCTGTATCACCAATTAGACCTTGCTCTCCTTGTTCACCGACAAAACCTCTTGGCCCTGTAGGTCCTGTGGGTCCTGGAACACCCTGAACACCCTGGATACCCTGTGGCCCAGTAACACCCCTAGGTCCTGTAGGTCCAGTATTTCCTGTGTCACCTTTATCACCATCTAAACCTTGTGGTCCAGTATCTCCAGTAAACCCTCTAGGACCAGTTGGGCCAGTTGGTCCTGGTACACCTTGGACACCTTGAATACCTTGTGGACCTGTTGCACCAACCCTTCCAGTTGGACCTGTAGCTCCTGCAGGACCCTGGTCACCCTTTAAGCCGTCTGGACCTTGCTGCCCTGTTGGACCCTGAATGCCTTGAGGACCTGTAGGACCTTGAATACCCTGAATACCATCATCGCCCTTTGTACCTCTAGGCCCAGTAGGACCAGTTGCACCTTGGATACCTTGCGGTCCTGTGACACCTGTCGGACCTGTCGGACCTTGAATACCTTCTGGTCCCATAGGTCCTGGCACAGTAGAAGCTGCTCCTGTAGGACCTGTCTCTCCTCGCAAACCTCTTGGACCAGTAGGACCTGGTACACCTGGGAATGGAGCAATTCTAATTTGTGAATCAATAGTTGGGTCTGACGATATGCGAATCGTGGGGGTAGTGTCAGGAGACGCAACAACTTTAACAGATACTTGAGCATCACTAGAGGGAATAACCTTAACAACAGGATCTGGATCAGTAGAAGAAACTACTTTAATTGTTGGATCGTTATCTGGGTTTGGAACAATCTTAACTGACGACATTACTTGCTCCAGTCACATCACCAGTGACTGAAATCGTACCAATGACAGGTGTCCAAACTGTATCATCTAGTGTGGTTACTTGAAGATCAAACTTTAGTTCTGCTACCTGAGAACCGATTCCAGTACCCCAGTCTTGAGTAACCAGGGGTGTGGCTGTAATCTTTACAGATGAACCTAGATCTTCTACATCAAGAGTGTAATAGGTATCTGTCTTTGCATTATAAGCAGTTGCTAGATATGTCCAACCAGTAGTATCATAAGAAGTTGTTTCATCAGGTTGGTAAAACTCTACATTGATAGTAGCTGTATCTCCTCTTACAACATTCCATTTAATATTGGCTGGAGAAGCACCAAAAAGATCTGGAGAACAGTTACTATTCATAAGTCAAGTATATCATTTCTTTATAAATAAAAAGACTAGTACTCAGGTAGTGGGTATGAGAGAGAGAACCTAAGTACTAGTCATAATAATTATAACATAATGGTAACGTTATCAAATTGTTATAAAATAATTGACAGGAATTTGACAAATCAGGACGAGATGTGTGTATAATTGTAATAATTGATAAGAGAACTATAACTAGCTAGTAAGAATATACTAATAATAAATATATATAAATATATATAAAGTCTCTAGTTACCGAAGTGCTTAAGAATAATACTGAACATTTGATCTACCTTATCTTCTAGCTTATCTAGCTTGTGATCAAATCTTTCTGAGTCAGCTTTTTGTGTGTCTGTAATCTTTTTCTGGTTTTCTTCAAGTCTAGTAACTTGGTCCTTGATTGACGATCCACTGTTAGGCTTTAATTCGTGACGAATATCTTCAAGTTGTTCTTTGGCGAATGCTCTGATATAAAATCTTAAAATGGTAAATATAATTCCAGCTACTGCTGATACACCAATGATTAAGCCTAGGACCGCCTGCCAATCTTGAATTGTCATGATATTAATATTATAGTGTCCGTTTTAAAAGTTATCCACAACATGTTGATAACTAAGATGAATAAGCATCGCAAAGCTCGACGGGCAAAAAGTTCGCGGTGAGAATTACAAACCCCATACAAACCTTAACCTCCCAAAATCCGAGGTATCGTTTGAATATGGGATACAATTGTACTATGGTAAATATTATTGGATACGAAGATGTCGTAGTTGGAACAGAGACAGTACAAAAACCGATCTATGACGAAGAAGTTATTATTGTTGGTGTAGGAGAAAATGCACAGGTGCTTAGCTTGGCAGAATATGAAGCTAGCATGGTTTTTGAATTAGGCGACACCATCCTTCCTTAACAAACCTCATACCTGGGCATATGTTTGAATATGGGAATTATAACGGTTTGATAACGTTTTGATAACAGTATTCCCATATTTGGGACGGTATAGAATCTTTTCCCACTTTTGGGAACGATCGTGCTGATTCTATAAGAAACATGCATATTTTTTATAAAAAACTATACATATCGGAACGAACGTACCATTTTACTGATATGCAATTTGTGCATAATGCAAAGTGCTTTGCTATTTTTACACTTAAGCCCCTATGTGTAAAAATTAAGGGCAAATTTGGGTAAATTTTTACACTTAAGTTGACAAACCTTAAAAATGTTTGCTATAATTAATACAACAGATCCCCTCATGCCTATTAACAATGCACAATACCGAGGGGCCTTATCTCACAAGTGTTACGGCAGCATGACAGATTCCAAACCTGTTGGACGGGGTTCAATTCCTCGGTGGGGTGCGATATAACCGTCTTCATGGTTATATTAGTACCTAGGCATTTAAGGAAGGACCTAGGGCTACCCACATTATAAAGGTGTGGTGTTTTTGTTTAGCTGTAGACGTACAGCAAAGAGTAACATTGGTTTCTATATCGTTACAGACTACAAACCATTGGATCCCCTATCAGGCAGGAAACTGTCGAGGCTGCGGCAGGTAGGGGATTTTCTTTATATATTTGTGATTTCGCTGTGCTAAATTTGTGAAAACGCTTTAGTGCAATAGAATGCAACAGTTGTGGCTACCATGTTAATCTAATGTCACAAGTAATCCATTATGGGATACTATTGCCAAACCAGGCAAATGGGTGTACAATATATGTATAGCTCCTCATACGGCATAGGACAAACAACGAAGTAAATGCTATGACCGATCATGAGGAGTTATTTGTGTCAGATCAGGCTGAGGATGGGTTCTAAGGAGTTTTCGGTCAGAAGCCTACGGCTTATGTACCCCCGAACTTTTAAACCTTCCAGAAATGATATAATGGACATATGGCCAAAGAAGTAAAATTTACAGATTTATTTGATCCACGTCAACCAAGATCAGACAAAGATCTTATTGAACATAGATTGAATATCTGTCAGCAATGTCCTTGGCTAGACAAAAGATTAACAAAATGTCGTAAGTGTGGATGTCACATGAAGCTTAAGAGCACTTTGGAAAAAGCTTTCTGTCCAGAAGGAAAGTGGTGATACCATGTGTGGAGATCAATGCACTTGTGGCAAGAAGTAAATACCCCGAATAAATAGGAGAGAGAAAATGGATATCAAACCAGAAAAAGATGGATACATCAAGTTGTATCAAGACAAAGAATGGCTAGCCAAGCAGCTAGAACATAATTCAGTACGTCAGATTGCTAAGTATTGTCACGTTAGCTATAAGTTAATCAATAAGTGGGGTTTGACTCATGGACTTATTAAGTCTACCCCCGAATTGCAGCTACCTTGATAAACCTTAAAAACCTTGCTTGGGTTGCAGTTCATATTCTGACTGTTCTGGTTTTGGCTTATATTGTGATAAGTCAGGTTTGACTGAAATCTGAAAAATTTTGTATTTTCAATTTGAAGAAAATCTGAATATTTTTTTAAGATGTACGATACACGATCTAGACTAGTGGGGTGGGGGTCTTTTTTAGTGAGCACACAAGGACCCCTGCCACGGTCTCAAACTTTTTTCTAGTTTATCGGCGTGTCGTTTTGGTAATGTCAGTGGTCTATGGTTAACTATATACATAAGCAATCAAGCAAAGGACAGAAAATGAAAACCATCATCACCACAGTAGTTATCGCAGTAGTTCTCTCTATCGCATTCTTCATCTCACTTGATTGGTCAATGGCTATTGACTATACCCCCGTAGAGCAGAGCATGATGCCAATCGCTATCACCTGGCTTGTTGGTATCCTTGCCTTCTCTTCTCTCGGTGGCATTGTTGGTGCTATCTGGGAATATAAAGAAGCAAACTAATTTTAACAAACACGGCGTGTCGTCTTGACATTGTCAGTGGTAGGATATAGAGTAATAATATAAAGAAACTAAGAGTAAAGGAAAAGAAAATGATTGAATACAAAGTCTCAGGTAAGTTTGCTAACGCAGAGCGTTTCTCTATCGTAGTCAAGGCATTCGACACCTGGCACGCACAGAACATTGCTAAGAAAATCTTCTCTAACAAAATTGTTGCTATGTCTGCCTTCAAGGCATAATGTCAGTACCCCGTGATAAAGTAATAACATCAAAGAAAAGGAAATTAGAAATGACTCAGTACCACTGCCCCGATTGTGACTTCAAGACTAAGTTTGCTCACCACAACACTTCACTAGCAGAGTTGCGTGCTCACCGTGCTCTAGAGCGTGCTATCGCAAACCACCCAGCAGGAAAGGGTCTCTAATGTCTAACACATACCTAACCATTCGCTCTATTGTCCGTGTTGTCTTTTGGTCTACACTTGCTATTGGTGGCTTAGTGTTGGCAGACTTAGTAGGCAGGTTATTCTTCTGATCGGCGTGTCGTGTTGACATACCCCGAGAAATGAGGGCGCACCTGTGGATAACTCTGTGTATAACTTTTGTATATGACCTACTAAAAATCCCCCTAAAATTTGTATGGAATTGGCTTGCATTTTGTCAGTGGCAGGGTATAGACTGTTTATATAAAGAAAGAAAGTAAGAATCTAAGAGAAAGGATCCAGATATGTGGATTGTACAAGTAATTGAGGTAGGAACTGGTAAGTTGCTAGCAGAAGATTGGTCGCGTGACCGTGACAAAATGGAATCTGTTGCTAAAGAAATGGAACTAAAGTTTCCTAAAGCAAGTGTCTGCCTAGACTATATGTCCTAAATGTCAGTGGCATAGGCTAGAGTAAAAGAAAGAAAGGATAACTAATGTTCAAGATAATCACACCAGATGGTGTAACAGATATGGAAGACATGACCATGGAAGAACTAATGGGTGTCTATGTAGAACTAATGAAAGAGGGTAACTAGTGTATAGAGTAGAGTGTTTGGCTAAGGGTACTAATACAGTTATTCTTTGGGATACCGCCGAGACATTGGCGAGAGCAGAAGAATTGGAAAAGATATACAGTGTAGGCGAAAGTAAACTAACTTACACTAGAATTTTGGAGGTAAAGTAATGATCGACTGTTCAGAACATGGTGTCCAAACAAAATGGGGCAGCCAGTGCTGCATCTGTTTCCAGGTTGATATTGCTAGATGGGGTAGCGACTAAACGGCGTGTCGGCTTGACAAATAACTAAATAGCCGCGCCCCCTGTGGATAACTATGTGGATAAGTCTTGTATATGACATACAAAAAATACCCCTAAAATTTGTAGGAAAATAAGTTGCACTTTGTCCGTGGGTGGGTATAGACTTTAGATATAAAGAAAGTTACTAAAAGAAAGGAGTTCACAATGATGAACTTACTAGAAAAGACTGGACTCGCATTCTGCGAGATTTGCGACTGCTACACTGTAGAGGTCGAATGCTCTAAGTGTGGAGTAGGTCAGTGTGAAAATGACCTGCGTGTCTACGGTTGCGAATACTGCTAAATGTCCGTGGCTTGATATAGAATTAGAACATAAAGAAAGGATAGCAAAATGCTAAAACTAGGATATGAAATAACAATGAAAGACGAAAAGACTTTCGAAGACATAATGACTACTGTTGCTTTTACCCGTGAGGAAGCAGAAGCAATTATCGAAAACAACCGTGACATTCCAGGGGTATTCCCTATGGTTGTCTACGGTATGTATGAATCAGAAACTAACTAAGGATAGGAAATAATAAAATGATGACCCGTAAAGACTATGTTGCTACCGCTGATATTCTTGATACCCTCGTGGCTACCGCTACCGATGAATCTATGCCTAACATCTTAGATGCTATCGAAGAGTTTGCCAATATGTTCAAGGCAGACAATGACCGTTTCGACCGTACCCGTTTCCTAAACGCTTGCGGAGTCTATGAAAAGTAAGCGATCTGTGGATAACCTCTGTACCTGTGTATAAGTTATCCACAAGCCGCGCCCCCCGTTACCAAAACGTTATTAAGTTAGTTACGATTACGCTTGCAAAATGTCAGTCCCATGTGATAGATTTATCTTACAACGAAAGGAAAACTCATGAACTTCGAACCCCTCTTTGGCGAAAACCACGAAATCGTTTCTTACCTTGACGATGCAGGCAACGAATGGTCTGTGTCTGAGGTAGAGGAATACTACACCATCACGGGAAACCGTCCAACCAAGAACGAGGAGACCGCTGTGTCCTACGACGAAATGGCAACCGAACTGTCCGCTCTGATGGATGCTGTAGAGGCATCTGGCTTCCACGGGTCTTCTGATGACGGTGACCCACGTATGACTCGTATCTCCGAGTTGGCTTCCCTTATCTCTTGGTTTGCCCCCGAGAAACTAGACAAGCGGTTTGGCTTCTAGGAGGGCAGCGAGGGCGCGATCTCCGTTACCAAGTTGTTACGATAATCTTTACGTTTGGGCTTGACTTTCCCCAAAACTCTAGACTAAGATTGAAGTATGAAGAAGGACTTATTAGAACTAGTACAAAGCCTGATTGAGGCTAACGAACGAGAATTCTTGCACTGGCAAAGTGTTGGTGACAAGTTGCAAATAGAATACTATCGTGGTAAGCTAGCTGCATACCAAGTAATCGAAGACTACGCAAACTAAGAAAAGGAACACTAATGGGAACTCTATCAGCACTAGCACTACAGGACGAAGAACTGAACTACACACTTGAGCAACAGTTGTCTCTACACTTCCAGACCAACTGCTACCCCCCAATTCCTCAGCAGATGATACCAACTGCTATCGAGGCACTTGACAACGCTAACGAGGGTGAGTGGGACAAAATGGTTAGACTGCCAGAGGGTGTTACATTCCGTGGCTATGACGAGGTGTCTACTGCTAATGTTATTGACTCATACCGTCTGTCTTACTGGGTCGTAGAGAGTGAGTTAGACTAATGCCTAAGAAGCGTGAGACATATATCAAACCAATTAAATATCCACCTAGTGCAACTATCACAACTAGCAGACAGCTAATTGAACAGCTAGCTCAGGACTTGATTGAGGGTCACAATGCAGAAGCCTATAACCTAGAGTACTGGCCAGCAGCTAGAGAGTTTGTTACACGGTTCCACACTGGAGAAATCAAAGCTAAAAGAAGGAGAGCATAATGGACGAGCAAGCAGAAGAGATCATTGCAGACTATCAGGACTACCTAGCTAACCCTGGGGCCTACAGTATGCAGGACTTTGAGGATATCTTCCAAGACCGAGACCCATTCGAATTCATCTAGGATGGGCCTTCGGGCCGCGCCCCCATTGTTATCATTCTGTTACGTAATTACGTAGACAATGTCAGACCCCCCTGCTAAACTGAGGGTATGAAAAGAAAAGGAACAGAAAACAAGGCATACATCATTGCTATGCGTGAAATCCGTAAGTCTAATAAGGCTGGTACACACGATAACCGACCTAACAGACTGCGAACCCGTAGTGCTGTAAAGAACCAAGCAATCAAGGAGTTTGCATAATGGAAAAGGAAGTTTTAGTCACTTGGCGTGATGACCCACAACATGAGTTCTTTACTTATGTAGCTATCTCTGATAACATGATTACTGATTACTCAGAGGTAAATGATGATGGAGTGTTTTATTATTTCACTACCGTCCAAGAGTATGAAGACGCACTAGCAAATGGCACAGAAGAATTTACAATGAGGGAGTACGTATAATGGCTTTAGACCTAAGAATTAGAGTAACTGACCGTGAGACTGGCAACCCTACGGATATGTTTACACACATTGACCTTACCGCCAAAGAATTGGGTATGCTACATATGCTAGAGGAAGCTCTGATGTTTGGTAAAGAAATTATCTTAGTAGACTTGGCAGAATAATGTTTGATCGAGTTTATTGCACAGAAGAAGAAAAGCAGAATCTCAAGTTTATTTATAACATGAAAGTGTTACAACAAACTTTTGAAGATTTTCCTAAAATCATTGACATTGTCCGTGGTTAGTGGTAAGGTAGTTATATGTTCGATTTAGACAAATAAGAAAAGGAAACACAATGGGAGACCGTTCCAATATTGTAGTAAAGCAACCAGACGGAGCTAGCATTTGGCTGTATGGTCACTGGCTTGGTGAGGGTGCTATTGAGGTTGTAGGCAATGTCCTATCTCGTAATGTGCGTTGGAATGACCACGCATACCTTGCCCGTATGTTGTTTGATGAAATGACTGAGGGTAGCCTAGATAAAGAAACTGGGTTTGGCATCTCAACAGATATGCAGGATAACGAGTATCCTATTATTGTTCTCAACCCTAGCCTACAGACTGCTTGGATTGAAGAATATAGTTGGGGTTCTGGTCAACTTGAGGTCATCACACCTGTTGTAGACTTCAAGGATATGGCTAATGCTTGTTCATTTAGTAGGTCATACTCTGAACTGGCAATGGCACTTGGTGCAAAGATTGTAGCTGCATAGCTACTGGAGGGGTGCGACTCCATAACGCACAACCCAAACGGGTCGCGCCCTGATCCGTTATCAATTTGTTATTAAGTTAATTAAGAATAGCCTTGAGAATGTCCGTGGTATCTGCAATAATGGTATTACCCCAAAGAAAGGCAGTCCCAATGACTAAACTAATTCGTAGCAAAGACCGTAAAGTTACCAATGCAGTTACCCCTAACGGTAAGCAGGCTAGTATTGCTAACACTTTTGGTATTCCCTCGGGAAAAGCCTACTCATGCCCTGGTGCTACTTCTGTCTGTGAAAGTGTCTGCTATGCTGGCAAGCTAGAAAAAGTCTTCAAGGGTGTACGCACTAACCTGTTGCACAACTGGGAGCTGTTGAAAGACGCAGACGTTCAGACTATGACTGACCTGTTAGATGAAATGATTACTGATTTTGTTGCAGACTGTGACAAGCGTGGGGCAGAAAAGTTATTCCGCATTCACTGGGACGGTGACTTCTTCAACGTAGCATACACATTCGCATGGGCTGCTGTCATTATCAAGCACTCTGACGTTCAGTTCTGGGCATATACCCGTTCAGACTTTGCTGTTCCTATTCTGCAGGGTATTGCAAACCTCGGTCTCTTCTTCTCTACTGATGATGACAACCGTCAACTAGGTAAGCAGCTCAAAGAAACACACGGGGTAAAGCTGGCATTCCTGTCTAAGACATTCGCAGAGGGTCGTCTTGGTATGCTAGAAATTCAACCTAAGTCTGCTGTACCTTGCCCTGAGAATAACGGCAAACTGCCAATGATTAGTGAAAAGGGTTCTGCCTGTGTCACTTGCTCTCAGTGTGTGTTTGCTCGCAATGACATCCTGTTCTCTGCTACTAAGAAGTAGTGGAGGCAGGACCGCGCCCACCGTTATATAACCGTTACCAAAAATGTTACGATCTGACTTGACACCCCCCGAAAATCCTGCCATAATTGTTATATCAGGAAATAAACCAAGTAAGCGAAAAGATAAAAATAAATAAAAAAGTTTTGACAAAAGGCTTGACATTCGGTTTTATCTCCTGTAAACTATAAATAACGAAGCAAACAAACAGTTGGCTCACTACAAGGAAGCAGTAAAAAATGAACGCAGTAATCGGACAGAACTTCACCACTCAGGCATCTGGTGTAACTGGAGTTGTTCAGGAAATCGTAAAGAACGCAAGTGGCTCTAGCCGTGTTCGTCTTACCCTCGCAAACGGTGAGACTCGCTGGACTACCGTAAAGTAATCCTATAGGGATAGACCTGGGTATGTCTGTCGAATAAAAACTGCCCACCCTAAACCCCTAACAATAAGAAAGTAGATAAATAACTATGGCTCGTTCACTCTCTGTGAAAATCCCTACCGCATCTCTTATCGCTGACATTGAGGCATCTCTTGCCAAGATTGAGGCAGACATTGCTGAGTACCCCACCGCACTTGCTAAGTACCGTGAGGACTATGAGGCACACAAGCAGAACATTATTCGTCTAAGCATTGAGGCACTTGGCAAGCCAGAACTAATTGGTACTGACTTTGACTCTCCTATCCGTGTGAGCAACCAGTATGGTCGTGATGTGTCTATTCGTCTTGATGCTGATAAACTTGGTTTCCCAGAAGCACCTACCGAACCTCGTAAGCCAAACGAACACCAGTCATTTGGTCGTGAATACACTACACGCAAGTCTTTGCTGGAGCGTAACCTCAAGGTTCTCAAGATGACCTCTCAGGAGGAAGTCTCCGCAACTACCTACAACACGGTGATTGACCTCCTCTAGGCTTGACCCCAGTCACAACCTGAGCAAGTTGTCAAACTGCTCGCTACCCTCCAGTTGATCGTTTGTCGTGATGGCTGGGGGTAGCACCGCGCCCCGATCCACTGGCTGCGAAAAAAGTTTTAAGAAAGTTTATGAAATCGCTTGACATCCTCCTAGGTTCCTGTCATACTAGTTATATCAACAAAGAAAGAGGTCAACATGACTATTCCAGCAGGTTCCTACTTACGTTTCCACGATTTTGATGTTGCATGGGCCAGTGACGACGGTTCCTATGGTGGTGAAGGAATTATCCTTTATAACCCAGAAGACCTCACTGACGAGCAGCGTGCATTGCTCTCTGATATGTATGACTACACCCGTGTAGAGTACATCATGGCCTGCCTAGACGGAGACCAGGAAGCTATCGATGCAATCGAGGCTGACTATGTCTAAGGGGTTATGGGAAATCACTACAGGCGAAAGCTTTACCGTCCGTGCAAACAGTGAGGATGAAGCTTTAGCAATATTCCACGTCTCACAGGGCCACATGGATATCGATGACTATCCTCACTTTGAAATCACTGAAGAGGACTTGGACAGTGTTGAGTACAATGAGGCTAACACTATTGCAGAGTACATCTATGAATAGCATTCCACTAAGGGGTTAGTGGAGATAGGCGGACCAGTTCTTATTCCTTTCTTTCTGGCCGTCAGGTGACCTGAGCATGTCGATGTAAACTGCTCTCCTTCGGGATCTACCGCCGCGCCCCCGAATGTAACAGTTTGGTTACGATGGTTACGAAATCACTCCTAAGACTTGTAATTGTCCGTGGGTTCTGCCATAATTATATAAGTAAGCAATTCATCCCCTAAAGAAAGAAGTAGCCCATGGCACACGAACTGGAAATCGACTCAGTCACTGGAAAGACCACCTTCGCATCATTCCGCGAACCTGCTTGGCACGGTTTGGGAACTGTATTCGAGGAAGAAGTAAACACTCAGAAGATGCTTGAGCTGGCATCACTTGACAACTGGAATGTTCGTCTTGAGGAAATCGCAATGCCAGAGAACTTTACCTCTGACAAGACTAACTATTTTGTTGCTCGCACTAACCCATTCAACAAAAAGCAGACCGATGTTCTTGGCGTAGTTGGTGAACGATACAAGACCCTACAGAATGAGGAACTGTTCTCATTTGGTGACAACATCCTAGACGGTGGTGGTCGTTGGGAGACTGCTGGCTCTATCAAGGGTGGTCGTCAGGTATTCGGTTCTATTGCTCTTGAGCGTGAGACTGTCCTAGATGAAAAGGGTGTTGGTGACAAGGTAAAGACCTATCTTCTGGTAAACACATCTCACGACGGTTCTGTAGCAATTCAGGCTAGCATCACCCCTGTTCGTGTTGTCTGTGCTAACACTCTGAACCTTGCCATTGGTTCTGGTACTGGTCGCAACCGCAACATCAAGCAGTCTTTCAAGATTCGTCACACTCAGACTGCTGAGGGTAAGATTATCGCAGCCCGTGAAGCACTTGGACTTGCTAACGCATACATGGACGAGTTCGACATCATGGCAAAGGCTATGATTGAGACTGAAATCTCTAACGACAAGTTCCAAGACATTATCCGTATGGCTTACCCCATGCCAGAAAAGGATGCTAAGGGAGCATTGTCCAAGTGGCAGACCAAGATTGAGTTGATTGAAGACATCTACACGGGTGAGTTCAACCACATGATTAGCGGAACCGCTTGGGGAGCATTCAACGCAATGACCGAACGTCTCGACTGGTACCGTGCTGGTCGCAAGGGTAGCAACGAATCTGTCCTAGCATCTGCTAGTGGCTTTGACCCTGCTATGAATGCCGAGAAGAACCGACTCCTCAAGATTGTCCAGTTGGCAACGGTATAACTAACACTCCTAGGCAAGAGAATAAACTGCCTACCCCTCGGGGCGCGATCCGATATGTTTATAACTATACATATACTCATTATGATTTGATTACGATAGTTCAAAAAATCTTCCAAAAACTATTGACTTTACAGATATACGCTGTCATACTTGATATATGAACGAAATACAAGATATGTTTGCTAACGCAATCGACACTACTGTTATCGGACGACTAACCCCTGAGCAGCTTGATACGCTGTCAGAAATCTTGAAAGGATACTAATGGCTAAGTTTCAAGTAACTACTACTGTTACATTTACAGGTGAGGTTGAGGCTGATACCCCCGAAGAAGCTGAACAAAAAGGCTGGGAGTGGGAAGACGAACTAATGTATGACGGTGTCTATGACATCACCGTAGAAGAACTAGAAGAAGAAGAGGAAGAAGACTAATGAACAACACACTTGAAAGCGTAATGGAATATGTTAACAACGCATTTCCTGATATGTTTGGTTTTGTAGACAAGAGTGGTGAAATCATTCTTTGTACTGGTATTGAAGATGACCTATGGGCACGGGGGCAACGATAATGTCTAACATTGTTAAGGTAGTTATTGAACTTAACTATGATATGGAATCGTTTAACGATACCCTCGATGAACCAATGAGCAACGAAGACTTTGTAGACTATGTGTCTGAGGAATTAGTCTATGATGACTTGACAGACCTTATGCGTGGTGATAGACTGAAGTCTTGGGCAGAGATTACTGTAGTAGACGAGTTTGGAGAAGTAGTTGCGACGCAGTGACCTAGAGGCAGATGTTCTCTATTTAGATATGACTAAGGCAGAGTATTTCTATACCCCGAATCCCCCTGGTGTGATCTGGCTTACTACTGACGAAGCCGATCAAATGTTTGGATCTGATACCCCTGCTAATTGTATCGATCAACTAGAGGAGATCTAATGGAAGACGAATACGATCTATTAGAACTATATTTTATGCAAGCAATGGAGGAAAACTAAATGAGTAGTGATGCCTGGTTTAAGTTTATCGATGAAATGCAGCAACAGATCGATCGAGACATTCTAAAAGAAATGAAAGAAAGATTCTAAAAAGTATTGACATCTAGGCCAATCACTGGGAGAATAGGTATATGAGCGAAATCACATATGACGAATGGCTTGAGACTTATAAGCCTATTACTGACCAATGGGGCAACCCTAAGCCTTTCGAGACCTACGACACTGACCTAGACATTGTTACTAATACTGATAGTAATAAGGTTTGGACTTGGGTAGACGGTGGTGACTACAGTGGATATTCTGCTGGTATGCATTTCGTTAACCGTATGTGCTACTTTATCTGTACCGTGCCATTTGTAGACGACAACCTGTATGTAGACATCTATGAGCCAGACGAATGTGAGAAGTCTGGACACGAGTACGAGACTATCGAACGGTATGACGGCAAACACTATGAATGCTGTAAACACTGTGGAGAAGACAAAGAATTCTTGGAGGCATGGGATGAATAAAATCAAAGATAATTTTGATATCAATATCTGGAACCGTGGAGCATATGAGTCAGAGGTTCTTCCAGAAGACCAGAAGTATGATGAATGGGTACTATGCCCATACTCACTGAGGGTAGATGGAGACGACATCTGTCAGGACCAAGAGCTAAGAGAGTTTAACTTAGTATTGACTGAAGAGGATGCTAAACAGTTGACACTTGGCTGGGGTACTGACCTAGGTGGTGACTACTGTGAAGACGACGATTGCTGGATTGATTCTAATTCATTTAGAGAAACATATAAAGACATTCCTCCAAAGGTAAGCGTATGGCTTGACTTTGTTGAGGCTAGACTGTAAAATGGAGAGATATGAGAAAAGCAACCAAGGAAGAAAAGGTTGCCAAGAGTATGCTGGAATTGGTAAACGACCTAACCCTTGACCTAGATAGTGTCGGGAGATATGTCGGGGAACAAGCACCAACCGTACTCTACAACCGATTAGACACAGTAATAGACTCAGCACGATACACGAAGGAAGAAATCATTGACAGACTCAACAGCCACACCATTTACTAACCGTTGTGACATTCTCTCAGAACTGTGGGTAGCCTACAAGGGAGACCCTGAGTTTGAGGATTTCATTTCATACAATGACCTAGGCTTGCCACTTGCCTACGCTATCTCAACAGACATTGTAAAGACATCACCCAAGGCAGAGATGTTCGTCAATGAGACTTGGGAAGTGTTCTTGTCTGGTTTGGATATCAAGGACGAGGGGTTTGAGAGTCTAGACGATATTCTTGGTTTGGAGTAGCTGCTTCGATCTCCTCCTAGGGAAACCTGGGGGGAGACGGGGGCGCGTGTCGTTACCAAACCGTTATAACCAATATCAAACCACAAAATACATTACGATGGACCAAAAAATAGGCCAGGAATTTTGGGGGTATATCAAACCTCAAACCAACAAAGGAGAATATATGGAATGGATCTTATTAGCTATATTAGGTATATGTACTATAGGGATGTTTATGATCAATGA